ACGATAAAGTTCATCTCAACAGGAAGCAATTCAACCATTGGATCTTTGCTATCCCACCAGTCATGAAGTGACTTATTTGTAATCTCTCCGAAGTCATCAATCTGCGAAAAATCATATCCATTAGCTAGTGCTTGTACAAAATCATAATGGTCTCCATTAAATTGCTTACTAATAGCTTTGGCCGCAGAAGAGCCAATGTCAGGAATACCAAGCGCAGTAATAAATCTATCAAGCGTTACTGTCCTTGATTTTTCAATAGAATCTAGCAGTTTATCTACAGATTTTGCCCCCATTCCCGGCAGTTGTGTAATTTTATTCTTATACTCTTTTAAATGATAAATGTCCTTGTAATTATGCAAAAATCCATGTGAAATTAGCAGCTCAAGCGTCTTCTCTGATAGACCTTGAATGTCCATCGCCTTTTTAGAAACAAAGTTCTCAAATTTAGCAAGATTTCTTGCGGGGCAATTGTCATTAGGGCAATATAAAACATTTGCATTTCCTGTATTTTTAATTTCAAGAGTAGCTCCACAAGATGGACATTTATCAATTAATGGCAATTTATAATTTTCTGGATTATAGTCAAGATTAACTTCAATTGCGGGGACTACCATATTGCGTTTGCTGCAACAAATTCTATCACCAATCCTTAACTTTAGTCCATCAATATAATTTAAATTATGTAGTGTCGCACGAGATACATTGGAATCCAATATTGAAATTTCGTCAAACAATCCAGTCGGAACAACGATGCCATTTCTAGATGTGTTCCATTCAATTCCACGAAATATGGTTACAACAAGGTCGTCTTCTTCCTTTTTTGCAATACCGTATCTATAATGATGACCAGTTCTTCCAAGAGAAAGCCCATATGCATAATCATCATAACGAATTACAGCACCATCGCATGGAATTCCATGGTTGTCAGCATATTCATGAATATTTTTTATAATGTCCGCAAACTCTTCTGCTCCAATTCCACTAATTCTTTGATGATAAATTACATCAAAACCTAAACTAGCAGCTAATTCAAACCTCTTATAAAGAGAATTGATGTCATCCATTCCTTTAATAACATCAAAAAGCATAAATCTCATATGACGTTTCGCGCACTCTCTGCTATCCAACAGAGAAAGAGATCCGCTTGCTAGATTTCTACAATTTGAATATTGTTCTGATTCTGGAAGTGTTGTATTAATTTTATCAAAATCTTCTTTATAAATTACACTTTCACCAACAACAGTTAGGTCTTTGTGATATTTAATTTTAAGAGGTACATTTACAAATGTCTTAACATTATGAGTGACTAGACTACCTACCTCACCATTACCTCTAGTGGATGCTTCTACAAGTTCTGCATCTTCTCCGTCAGATTTGTATACTAATTTTGTTGTTAGACCATCGCCTTTTATCATAACAAGGACATCTTTGTCTCCTTCAAATTTTACAATATCCTCAACAGATTTTGTTTTATCTAGACTTAAGAGTGGAATATCGTGAATCACTTTAGGCAATGAATCAACAACTTTATATCCCACAGATTGCGTGGGCGAATTTGAAAAATAACAATTAGTTTCTTGCTCTAGTCTACTTAACTCATCAAAATATCTATCATATACATCATCTGGAACCAATGGCTGATGGTTATAATAAGCATCACGATATTTATTGCATAACGTAATTAATTTTTTAATTTTATTAATTTGATCCATTATCATACCTCCATATAAATCCGCCTGAAGTTTTCTGATCTCCGTTACAACATGCTCGTATATTATTTGCTTTAATGCCTGTAGAAAATTCCGCTTGATTAGCAGACGTATATGTTGCAATAAATACATTATTTATATCATATTGAACAACTGCCTTATATTTTTTATTTACTCTTTTCTTACGTTCGGTTGGCTTTACTATTTGCCCCGGAGTATATTCTGATTTAAACATCCAAATGCAATTTTTATATATGTGTATTTTCCCATTACAGGCAGCAGATATATTTGCATAATCGTATCCTGTAATAATTGAGGCATTATGAACACTTCTATACTCATTGATTAAATTTCCATGAATATCAAATTGTAGAACTTGTTTACTTCGTTCTTTATTTGCTTGATATAGTTTCTCTTTAAATTCTTCTGGAAAGTGCTTCCCTTTCATTGAAGATTTCCTACCAGAAGCAAGTTCTCTTAATTTCTTTTTAGTTTCTTCTGTATGTCGTTTGCCATAAAACGGATTGTTTTTGCCTGCAAGTTTGTGATTACCATAATTTGGATTATCCTCTCCTGTAAATCTTCCAGTCCTACTTGCACTAATTTTTTGTTTAGTTTCTTTGGACATAATATACCCAAGCTTTCCATCTCCACCCTTCGTCTGATTGTATCCATTTTCTGAATTCGTAGCATCATATAGTTCTATCATCTCTTGCTCTTTAATGCAGGCATCTTTTCTGTTTAAACCTTCAAACAATATTTCATGTTCAAAATTATCCCAACCATATTTTTTAATTGCATTCCAAAAATGTGGTTGATTCCTTTTATACCCATTGCCATTTGCCCAGCGTAGTTCAGGTGGATGTTTGCTTGTTATGCCAATATAAACCTTTCCGCTAGGACTAGTGTGTTTATATACGTAATATAGCTTTGCATCATTTGTCATTTGAAATTTCAATAATTTTGTATTGTCTAGCTCTTTTTACATTATCTACTTAACCTCCTTATTCTATAATTGATTTACTAAAAAATTCAATCATCCTAGCTTTATTGTTTCGTAAATCATTTTTGTTCTCAGAAACTATTTCAAGAACTTCATCTAAAAGATGCATAAAACCTAACAAAGTAGTTTGATTCATTTCTTCAATCATCCATTTGCGGCATTCACATTCAGTATATTCTTTATCAGTACATTCTGAACGCTTTAATCCTAAGTCACAATTTATGCATACCGATTCCATATTTGATCTCCTAACTTATTTTTTGCTTATTTTAATAGTCTGTTAAAACTATGGCCCTATTCCAGAAACTAATCTTCTTGACTTCATTCTCCTGCACATCTTTATATAATACAGAGAACTTCTTAATTGCAGATCCCTTGCTCATTGCATATACAACTGCGACATCATCAGTAAACTTATGCCCAATCATCTGATTAGGTCTTGCAAAATAATAAATACCCATCATTTATTCCTCCATTTATTTACAGTATTTGCAAGCTCTATTATGACAAGGCGCTTCTGTCTGCAATTTGTGCAACAGTTTATGAAGCTGATCATATTCACTGCTTGCCATGTTGTGTTCTTCTCCAAGCATATATAGTACAATATTTAATCTGTCCATGGCTCCAATTTGGATGCTTGGCGCGTATTCGACAGTATATAAGTGCATATCTATTAAACTTATTTTTCTTGCTTGTCATTTTTCTCCCTCAATTCATTTACAGCATCTACAAGCTCGTTGATTTTATCAATCAATTTTCTACCAGTTAGAATCTGATATCCATTTATATAAGATTCTGCGTAAGTTAGTTTCTCAATCTGTTTAATTTCAGGCTTCGTAAAATCATACTGGCCGATACGGTTATAGTTGTGAGTAAAATCACCATTATACATAATCCCATATTCTTGACCTGCATGATAACCATGGCCATCGCTAGTACACATCCACCATGCATCACCAGTGGCAAGTACAGAGCTGATATAACCAATGATGCTGTCCTTTGTTTCAACATAATCTCCTACATGAAATTCATAATCCATACAACTTTTCCTCCATAAATTCTATTTTTTACTTGCCGTTATTATGGCAATCTTCACAAACCGCGTATCCTTTATATACATATTCGCCATCTATAATTTCATATCTGTCAAAAAACCATGCCTCGAAATACATATCACCTTTTTTAACAGTTTTTCCACAACAGCTACATGTTGCAAATTCTTTATTGTCTGTCATAGCTTTACTCCTCATCGTTGCAAAATACGTCCTTATATTCCATAAACAAATCATTGATGGCCTCTGTCATGATTCTGTGCTCGGTATGTACTTCTTCTTTATAATAAAGGTTACGATACCAATTGAGAATTTCTAAAGGTGTGGTCATATTACACTCTTCAACTGCTTTCACAAAACAATTTTTAAGATCCATAAGTTACTCCTTATTCGTCTAATTTGTCCCTACATTCTGGGCAATAATCTTTATTGCCATCTACATAATGAATCCATCCTGCTTTCTTCGCCTTGTCTAATGCTGCATCGCAGCTATTTGCATATTCACTATGCTTTCCGCATTTATCGCAAATTCTACAATGTTCCTTTACAGTGTTAGTCTGGAGAGAACAAAGAAATAGCATGGAGAAAAGACATATCCACCACTTGTTGAAAACAATCGCAAGAGTAGTCCAGCAAATTACACATACACTATTTCTGATTGCCCATGCCCACCATGCACTCTTATTCATATACCTTCACTCCTTATATTAAAATATAATTTTTATCACTCATCTATGTAAATATGACTCTCTTTAAGTTCCCATTCAAACTCTGAGAAGTCACCGTCATCTGTCACAAATCTACCACGCAACAAATCCAATTCAACAATTTCATGATACACGCCATCACCATCTTTATAATAATATGTATAACCGCCTGACGGATAACCATGTAACAAGTCTTGCACTTCCATATTTAACATTTCTTCGAAAGTTATATTTTTCATAAGTTCCCTCTTAAAAGTATATTTTTATATATTGTTTGTCTTTCCGTATGTCCATAAAACAATAGCTGTTTAGTACCAAGGGTCGTTATTAAGTTTCTGCTGGTCTTCAACCCATTTAATTAATTCTTCTTTATTGTAATATGTAATATTTCCTATAGCATGAGGGAAAATTAACGTGTTTTCATACTTTGGCACAATTGGTTGCTCATAACAAGCAGTTAGACTACAATATCCAGAAGACGAATTTCTATATGGACAAGCATATTCGCAACATTGAATCATAATATTCCTCCTAAAATTTTGTTTTATTTCTACAGCAGATATAATACAATAGTTGTTAATGCAGAAGTAATAACATGCTTTTATACTTCTAGTCCATAATGGGTGTATAACGAGTACGTTCATATGTCCGATGTTTATAGTCTTCAAAGCTCATAAAGAATGGACAGCTATTGATGTTTTTACATCCACAATCTCCATAATTACAATGCCACCATTGATATTCCATATTCCCACTCGGTTCTGAATGTGGGCAATCCATTGGGTGCGATGGCATCTCATCTACTAGAATTTTCATAATTTATCCCTCGTTACTTAGAAATAACCTGCTCATAATGGCGTAGTTCAACAATTGCTTCCTTGATTGCACAAGCAGGAGTTCCATAATAAGTGCATCTAGAGCACGAATACTCAGGGCACTTCTGTAGTCTATTAATTAGATCGTTAATCATTTTTTTTAACCTCCTACATTAATAAGTCTTTCAATATAATTTCTGTCCTGTGAGAAGATAGGAATTTCATTATCAATTACCCACTTACTTCTCTTGATATAACCACAAATATTTCCTACTTCATCATACTCGGTAAGACTATCATCAGCCTTAATGCAGCAGCTACCACGCTTTAGAGTTGTAGAATAATCATTCCAGTTGATGCCCTTCTGAGTCATAAGCATATCCTGAATGTTGTTGCAAGACTTACCGTGAAGTTCCTTCTGACTGAAGTTTGCCTGACCTACAGACAGGATAGAGTTGCGAGTGGCATCTTGCTGTCGCCAGATTAGCGCATTGCAAACTTCCTCCTTGGGAATTGTAAAGACACGAGAATCAAACATGGCACCTTTATTTCTTGCGTTAATGAGAATTTTTGTATATTCGGTTAAATCCTTTGTAACACCACAATCGGCATCAAGATTGTTGTCAATATACTTTACAATATTGTCGTTAAATGCTTTATTAAATGTCAGCGTTGCCATACTTGCAGATACACTACACATCTTCTGTAGATTGTTGCCAAACCAAGCGTCAGTTGTAAGCTCTGCATAGTCAGTAAGCACAAGAGAAATTTCGTCGCTCTGTGTATAGCCAAGCACACAGCCCTGAATGTTCTCACAGAGATACTTCATTGTGTCTTGCATAGTCTTGACTAGAACATCATCAAAAGGTTTCTTAAAACCCCTTGTAAAAGTGTGAAAAGCCTTACCATCAATACGAATGATTACAGGCATCCTACGAGTAAGATAGTATCTAGTAATATTCTCATAGTTATTTTTCATACGGTTGCCAATTGTAGTCTTATCCATCTTTAATCCTCCTTAACGATTTCTTCTAGGCTATTGGTTTGTACATTATAAACATATGGCATTCCATTCGGCGCATAATAAGGAGACATATAGCCGTATCCAGAATGTCCCGCGTATTCATTGAAAAGTATATACACGATTTTGGTATTCGTATCATAATATAGGTCTTGCATAGCTGTTGGTCTCAAACGACCATTAGTATTCTTTATATAATCCTTAGAACCAGTTGAGGCACATCCTGCTAGACATAGAAGAGAGATCGTCAAAGCAACAAGGCAAATAACTGTTTTAAATTGTTTTTTCATTTTCTTCCTCCATATTGACAATCAAAAAATCATAAACATCTCCCCAATCATCAATAATAACCGGTACATTGTTAACAATTACATCTCCAATTTTAAATCCATGCAACCAATCCTCCTCAAACACAAAGTAACCCATCCATTCCTCTTGGTCATGGAACACTTCTTCGAGCAAATTAATAACAATATCAAAAATGTCTGTAATATAAAATCCACAAAAGTCTTCGCAAAGATCTTTTAGAGCACTATCAACTCTTGCCATTTTCGTGTCCAGATTTTCAAGATGCTTCATAGTATTAATAAAAGCTTCCTTAGAGATCATGATTTGCCTCCTCAATTTTTTTTGGATTTATTAGTTCAATCTTTACATAGCTATATAGGCCACCAGTGCAGTATATCATTCCATTTGTTATCGCCATTTCCAGTGGTACAAATTGCAGTTTATCATACTTAGATGCTCCATCTCCAATTTTATATCTTGCACCATTTTTATCAACAGACACTACAAACTCTTTGTATTTTAATACAGGATTATATTTAATCCATTCATTTTCTGTGTCGCATCTCGGACGTATTGTAAGAGGATAAGTTTCCATAAATTACTCCTTAATATTCAACTTATAACCGAGCTCCTTCTCAAGCTGTTTCTTTGACACTTCTCGTTCAATAACTTCAAATGTAGCCCATTTGTCATTTGACGCGCAAACATTAAATTTTGTAAGTATTTTTCTGGAGCCCAACTGATACTTCCACTCTTCATATTCTTTTTCTTGTGTTATATTAGTAAGTGTAAGATCAATTTTTGGAAAATGAACTTTAATTTTGTCACCGTTACTCGCATAGCATATCCCTGTATAATCAAGATAAGGGGTGCCATTTTCAACATAAATCTTTACGTCAGTTGGGGTAATATGGCTATCAATAATTACATGATTATTCATTACTTGTTCTCCTTTTATTCAACCAATCACAATACTTTTGACATTCTTCTTTTGATGTAAACCCAATATTTTTACCATATGTGAGTTGATCTCGTTTTTCAATAACATCATCACAGAACTTATCATATACAAACTGGATCCCAAAATCTTTATAAGAATAATCATTCCATCTGCTGTCACCAGTGCACTGATAACTTTTATCGAGACGATAATATCTTTCCGATGGATAATTTGCGTCATTAACTCTATATCTCAATACCTCAATCCATGTCTCTTCTGGCTCATACCAATAATCTGGCTGTGAACATGTGCAATTCTTGCTCGTGGTTGTCCCATCAGGCCAAGTCAAAACCCACTTCCTATTTTCGTCGCATTTGTCGCACTTAGGCTTTTCATGTGGTTTATTATATGCAATCCAAAGCTGAGATTTTTTAAGCGCATCCTTAAAGATATCATCAATAGCAGTCTTATAAAATTCTTTTTCTACTTCTCTACGAAGATTTCGTGATTTATATTCCAGATCACTTTCTTTTCTTGATACTTCTAGTGATTTGTCCTCAAGCTCTTTATTGCGCTTCTCAAGATACTCATTGCGTCTTTTAAGCGATTCCATGTCACTCTTCAAAGAGTCTTTAGCTGCATCAATAAGCTTTGATTTTATTTCATCAAATAATTCGTCTGCTTCAGACGGTTCCCACATAGGCTCTTCATAATCCCAATAACTCATTTAATTATCCTTTCTTAATAACCTTGAATACTTTTGTCATGGAATGGTTTCACTGGCGCAAATAATTCATAATTGTTTTTGTAATTGCAGTTTTTCTTAAACTGGCAATCAATCTCGCACCCATATACAAAGTAGCTATGTTCACAATAGTCACAAAGATCTTTTCTTAGATTATATTTGATTAAATATTTTGCTCTAGACACATCATCATTCTGATGCTCATATTCATGTGCAAGGCACTTGTCATAATCATTGAAAACTTCTCCACAATAATCACATTTATATTGATCAACTTTTGTCATGTTTTATCTGTCGCCTTCTTTCTACCACGTCTTTTTGTTGGCTCTTCTGACTTAATATCTGGTTTATCAGGAAGCCACATCCAATAAAGCACATCCATATAAGTGTTCCAAACTCCATTCTTAATGGATACGACTTTGAATTTATCTGCATCTGTATAGCCAAGAACATCTACCATGTCTGGAGGGAGTTTATCTTTTGTACTATTCCATCCCATTGCGATTAATCCTTTCTAATCTCACATTCTTTAATTAATACTTGTGGAGAAACTTGTCCATTATATACGTTAATACCCAATGTACCAATCACATTAATATATGTCTCTTCTCCTGCAAAATTATTATTCATCCAATCAAACACTTCATTTGATTCATCGCATTTGAACATAACATATTTGATATTCGTATCCTCGTCATAAATTTGAATTGTATCATCGTTCTTGCCGACAATTTTAGCATTATCATTAGATATATATAAATCTTTAATCAACCACAATGGTTCGTCTACTCCATGTGCAAAAGTTGATTTATATTTATCAAGTTCTTGGCACCACGAAATTGATACATCTTCTGCATCAACAATGAAATCTACTACATATATTTTTTCAAAAGATACGTCTTTAAGATTTTCATTAAACCATTCTCGTGCCTTATTAATGTCAGTCAAACAAAGACCGAATGCTTGTGCATGGCCCTGTGACATAGTAGATTCCGGGCATTCATCGACAAGTTCTCTGAAGTCTTCAATTGGGCAATAATCAAAAGCTCTACCGCTTCCAGCAAATCCATTATCTGTTTCTATAACAAGAAGTACAGGTTTATTCAGCATCTCAGACATCTTCATTGCAACAAGCCCTGTATATGCTGAAATTAATTTACCTGTTGCATCTACAATAGCAACTTTATCATTAGAATAATCATTAGAAGCCATGAATGCCTTGTATGCTTTGTCTTTAGCGCGATCTTGCTTCGATTTATATGATTTTGCAATCCTAACACAGTGTTGATAAATATTTTCTTCAACAGGAAAATTTTCTCCACGTTTTATATATTCGAAAGTTTTTTCTTCACATTCACAAAAAGCATTAACCAGCAACTCTCGCTCCTCAAATGAAGCACTACGTAGAAACGCATTAATCAAAGGAGTAACGTAGAATGCAATTGTAAATGGAGACACAATCCCTTTTGTAGAAAAATCCTGCGCCTTGAGGATCTCTTGAAACATTTTATTGTTAATATGATCTATTCCATAGTTAACCATCGCACGAGTATTAAATGATCTCATTGACATTACATCTGAAATATCTGCTAATGCCACTAAGTCAGTAAAATGATCTTCACAAATATCATTCCAATAACACTCATCTAATGCTTGCAGGAAATTATATGTAACATGAGCGCCACATGCTTCCTTATTTGGATACTCATCAGATGCTTGGTTGTTTACTACAATAGCAGGATTTAATTTATCTGTGGACACTTGATGGTGATCAAGAACAATTACTTCAATACCATCGTTTATTAACTTTTTACATTCATCCACATCATTACTCCCTGCATCTGGAATAATCAATAACTTTGTATTGTCTGGAATGTCAAAGTCCCAAGATGCTAGACCGTGTGACTTGTTCTTCTTATGCACAATAATTGATACTGGATAGTCTACGTCCATGATTTTAATATATTGATACATAATTGTTGCACTTGTGATTCCATCAACATCAGTGTCAGACAAAATTGCCATTTTATGCTTATTACAAAAATGATAATCAAAACAATTTACTGCTTCATCTATAGAATTTAAATTATCCCAATTGTCGGAACAATTGTCACACAACGCTAGGTATTTATTATAATTTTCAATTCCTCTATTATTTAATACTGTTTTTAAAATATTTGTAGTATCATTATTGCCTGTTAATTTATATTTCAAATGCATGCACCCTTTCTTTGTGATACCACTATATCACAATAATTTTGTATTGTCAAGTAACAAAAAGGCTCCCAGTTGCCTAGGAGCCATATTTTTTTTAATATACTATTGTATTTTTTATAAAATGCATTATCTTTGATAGATTTTAAACAGTTCTGACATAGGCATGCCATTCGCACGAGCAAGATCAACCGCCAGAGCACATACATTTCTTGGCTGTGATGCCCCAATTACTTTACTCATATAGTCTAGAAGAGTATTATATTCATCGTTGCAATGACCATCGCCCTCCCAACAAATAATATCACGACCATTAATTTTAATAAAATTATAAGGAGTTCCCATGTTTGATCCTTTAGTAAAGCTCCACCAGCCCCAATCGTCAGGCCATTCTCCTTCATAATCTTCCATGCGTTTCATGTCTTTCTTATCAATTTCACATACTTTATATTGATCACCAGAATATTTTGTAGCAAATTCTACATCAAGTTCTTTAAATGCTTTTTCAATATTGCCACCAGCAAGGATCTCAATCTTCATTTTTCTTTAGGTTCTCCTTCATTACTTTAATTTGATTTAGCACATCTTTTCGATAAATATTTTCTTCCATCCAATCCACGTAATCTGGATGCCTTTTATATACGTCTACAAGTTTTCTTCCAGAATACTTTCCAAAAGATAGGACATAATCTGGATCAAACTTTACTGGTTCATCAACAAAAATATCATTCAAATATTTAGGAATAGTCATATCAATATCTACACGACTACTTAGATAATCGCATTCATGAATTACAACCTCCATGGCATTGCTTGGCTCTGGAAGAACTGTTTTACTCTTCTTTGATGTTGTCCATTGCCCACTGTGCGCAGCACACATATCCGCAATAGCTTCTTTAATTTTCTCACTAATATCATGTTCTACTTTTGCCGTTTTAACCCATTCTGCCGCAAGAATAGGATGCTCATGAACTGTATAAGCGCCACCATCCCAACCGCACTTTAACGCATCATGAAAAATTGGAACGCATCTCATAGCATCTCTTTGCTCTGGAAACTTAAATTTTTCTTGATTGCACTTTAAACTAAGTCTATAATTAAGAATTGCTCCAAACATAATAATGTGATAAATTTGCCCATGAGGGAGACATTGCGTTTTATTATGATATTTCCCTGTCGTACTACTAGGCATTTCAAAGATGTAATCAGGAATTTGCTTAATCATATCTTCACAATATAAACGCATTTCATCTGTTTCAAATTCGTCTAGTAGCTTTTTAAATACTGCAATCTTAATTTTGTCTGTCATCATTACCCTCCATGCTATTTTTATAAGAGTATTCGCATACTATTTTTATCCTCATTTTAAATACGCAAATGATTAATAATCTTCATCATTAATATAATCAACAATTGGCCCTTTTCGCCCACAATTGTCACATGTCGCATTATAGTCTGTT